AGATAGAGGGATATCCCTCTATCTATGTTGTATGACGTCTTATCTATACCGTAAACTCATCTGAGAGCAATCTCGTCTGATATTGATTCAATCTAAACACTCCTAGTGTCTCCAAGATGTAGTAGTAGATGTGACAGATATCGATAATCAAAGCTCTTTTATCAATGGTCCTAGTGATGACTTCTGGGATCGGTTGATTAGCGAAGTTATCAACCGGGATATAGAAAGTCGGTAATTTATCTAGCTTGTAGTTCTTCACCGCTTCTTTGAAGTAAGATCGCAAAGGTTCTTCTAGACTTTCTATATAACTCCCAAACTTAGTCTTGTTCGTAAGCCAAGTAGACATCTTGTATGTCATCACAGGAGGTTTCTCCATCTCACCATAGATACGACCAAAAGTATCGTTGTATAAGGAGTAGTACTTGTAGATAGAGTCTTCCCCTAGCTTGTAAGCGCCAGCATCTTTGATGTTCTGGATACGGTAGTAAGTACTCTCCCCTTGATCGACACTAGCCATGATCCTTCTTTCTGTATCGGCGATCTCTTTGATGTATTTAAGTACAGAGAGTTTCTCTCCTGATCTGACTGTCTCACAGATCTCTTTCATCATCTCCTGTGCTCTTTTGATGATCGCAGGAGGTGCGTTAGAGGATTTAAGATGCACACCTTTGATCTCCATCTTTGGTTTATCGTAGATGTTGCCTTCTTGATAGGTGATCATGGCGTAGTAGTGCTTGGTGTTTAGTGTAGGGACAAAGATCTCAAACTTAAACTCATTTTTCATCGAGATTAAGAATATTCGATCATTATCCACACCGATGTTTGCTGACATCTGTGCGAGTAGATGCTTCAAAGGAGAGCCTGATAGAAATACCATCACAGCAAATACAGCATTTGCTGCGTCTGTAAAGTCAATATGTCCTAAGAACCAATCTACCCAGTCTTCTGTGGTAAATATCGTACTATCGGTATCGCTCATCAAGACCACTTCACGGATACTATCCTTGAAGTGTGCTACCTGAGTAGGCATGTTAGAAGTGCGATAGAAAGCGATAAATAAATCACTGTAGTCATGTAGTACTTCAATGATCTTCACCATGTTAGAAGCAAGTAATAATCCTAACTCAGATTCCTTAGTCTCTTTCAAAGAGGTATCTATACCAATCGTCTCTTTCTTGCAGATCTGACAGGCAAGATAGTAGATCGCTTCAGGGTTTTTGTTGATGATCTCGACATGATCTTTTAAATCTCTATCGATAGCATGTTTCTCAGAGAGTCTAGCGATGATGGTTCTGACTAGATCAGGGTTGTATTCCTTAAGATGATACATATCTCCGATGTAGACAAATGCTGCTCTCTCTAATGGTGTTAATCGGTCGATATACGCTCTGATCAGAGTTTCTTTACTTCTGTGACGACCGTATTTACTACTACATTTTACTATCAGAGCAAAGACTTCTTCTGCAGAAGGATAATGGATGTTATATTTCTCCATCACCTGCAACATGAGATCATGGTCAAAATGTGTGGTGATAGAGACAAGATCATTGATGATGATATTTGGGCTGTAGTAATGACGATTTCCCCCTAAGAACTTCTCATTGTTGGCATTAGCGTATCCTGATGTGATCCGACAAGTAGAAGTCAAGGATGGATGCATAGTAGGGTTGTAGATCATGGTACTTGGAACCACAGAGGCCCCAGAGATCGCGTTATTAGAGATCTTGTCATTAGCCTGTTCGTTTTTCTTGATGAGATAGTTCATCCTGTCTTTTAACATCTCGTATCTGAACATCTCTTTCTTGTTCTTACTGCGTGATGCGATGTTAGCTAATGTAAAGTCTACCAGGAATGCTTTTTTCTTCTTCTCAGGGTAGTAGGTAGTCAGTGGTGGTGAGATGATCTCATGGTTGGCTATTGCATCGTTTAAGTACTTACCTAACGTCGTCTCTTGTTCGATCTTATCGCCATTGTTATCTTGAAACACTGCTTTGACAGCAGGATCTTTGAAATGAAGCAAGGTATCCCTATTCTCTTTCATCCATTTCAGGGTTTCTTCATAGTCCGTACCATGGAGCTTCGATAGATATCTTGCTCCCATCTCCATGTAGTCTTTTAGCGGATTGATGTTTCTTTGGTATTCTTTCTGTGGTTTGACAAAAGGATCATTGTAGATCAGCATAGATGCTTCCTTGGTTTATATTCAGGGGTCAGAGATATAGCACCTAAGTAAAGATATCAGAGACTACACGGCATAGACCCCTAGTGATACCTTAGATAGGTATCACTAGGGAGTATAAATCATCTTTATCAAAAAAGGGAGGTAGGACGATAGCATCCTACCCTACCCTATCGTTTACTTACAGGAGTTTTAAGGAGACTGTGTCTTCCAAAATGACTAAAGCAAGCTATACCGGGACAGCTTTTTCAATCATAGCATATATCAGATCTTCTCATTAAGACCTAACTGTTCCATGACCTTGTCCTGTTCCTGTCTTTGACTATCCTCTTTACGACGTTTCTTCTCGACATGATCTCGACATCCCTCAAGGATGATCTGTTGTTCACAGCGAGGTAACTCCAGATACTCATTGAAAGTAAGACCTGTGTACTGTTTGACTTCATTTAAGATAAAATCATCCAGTCTTTGTCTTAACATCGTATTTTTGTCGTATAAGACTTCAGGTTTGTGTATCAGTACAGGAGAAAGATCATGTTCATGGTTGACATCGATCCCCCAGACTTCATCATAGAGGATCGATTTTACCAGTTGCTGTGTGCTACTATCAGGATAGGTTAAGTTAGCTTCATGCATGATCTTGACGAAGTTGCCTTCGTAAGCATGCTGAAATCTTAACTCATCCAGATCTTCTTCACGAGGCATACGACCAAAGAGATGGAAAAACCCTTTGGTCATATTAGCATCCATGAAGTCTTGCGAGGTCACATGAGGACTTAGATGGGATTCACTCGACTCATCGCTCTCCGTGCTCGACGGATAGCGAATGTAAAAAAAGTGTACAGTGCCTCTATCGGAACTAGATGTGGGAACTTACTTACACTGTCATTTTTCTCATCGTCCACTGTAGGAGTAGCTACAATAGACACTAAAGAATCCTCAATGTAATCCTTGATACCTTTTAATATCGTATTTCGGATCTCATCGTCCCCTGAATACTCTCTTAAGAAGCCATCGATAGAAGACTCATCTTCGTAGAGCTCTTCGATATTGCTTTCCTCAGGTTTAAACGTATATCCAGCGATATAGTGCTTATACTGATTCAAAAGTGATGCGCGATAGAAACGATTGATTAACTCGTTTCTATCATTCTCGCCAGCAGAGGTCTCAAGGATTCTGTTAGCTTGATCGATACAGTATTCTACCCACTCCGTACCACTGGTCAAGAACTTACGGATAGATGGTGCTTCAATAAGCACATCCATGTCCTCGGCGACTTTGATCTTCTTCTTGAAGTTCTTGAAAGCTTCTTGATATGCCAATACAGAGTCGATGGTCATGTTAGAGCCGTTGTTACGACCTTTGGCCATATGGGTCTTCTGTTGATCTGTGAGACTGTTGCGATCTACCCAGAAGAGCTTCTCGATATCCACGATACCATGGGCGACTCTTCCTGGTAGTCCTTCACTGTCATTAACTGCTCGAGTATAGAGATATCCTTGAGGATAGATAGCAGCAGCTAACCCCCAAGCGATGGTCTGGAGATCTTGGATCTTGATGATGTCTAAGATATCATCGTAGCTCTGTAAGGATGTCGAGTAGATGCATTCTTTAAAGAGATCTGTGACCATCTCTGCCAGATATACCTGATCATTGGTAAAGATAGCACCCAGTATAGCTCTACCTAAGGTGATACGAGATTTGAAGAACTCGTACTCCATCTGTAGAAGTCTTGCGTCAGAGGGACTCTTGATCGTCACCCAGAAACCTGAATGGTAGAGTGGGATATGAAATACACCCCCTCTACCACGTAGAGCATTAATCCGAAGTAATGCTGCTTCACCTGTAAGCTGAGCATTATTCTTCACTTTGAATTTACGCTGTGCTGGACGCAGTACTACGTTATCCCACTCGAGTTCTTGTGTGAAGGATCTTTTATCATCAGCGACTGTTTTCTGGAAGGATTCCTCAGAAGGCATCATCTGGTATTGCTCTTGGAATACCCGATTCATTCTGTCCGTATCTTGAGTATATTCACTACCATTTAAGTTGTAGTTCTCGACCCTTATTTTGAAATCACGGATAGTCATCGTAGGGAGGATGATATCTTCTTCTCTTTTCGCGAACTCTTTAGCGTAGTCCTGAGGAGAGATCTCTTTATAAGGACTATGTTGCATCGTGACTTCAGCATAGGTCTCAGGGGTAGTGATATCAAAACCAGCATTACTCTTTAAGACATCAAGATAGAGTTTATTCTTCTTGGCTTCTTGATCAGGGTCAGTTGACTTCTCTTCTTTAGGAGGAGTTTCCTCTGTAGCAGGATGTTCTTCTTTGACTGGAGGAGTGAGATCAATATACTCTTCCTCATCACTAGCAGGAGTGGTATCGGTGACTACTGATACATCAGTAGTCACCGGGGTATCCCCGGTACTCGGAGTCGTATCTGTAGTCTGGTTATCATTACCAAAGACGGCTTTATTGGATCCAAAGACTGGACCGTTGTTCGTTTCATCTGTCATGAAGGCTCCTTATGTTTTATTGAACTTCTGTATAGACTGCATCACTGACTTCAGTGTTAGACTGATTGTGACTGCTGATCTCTTTAGTGAGTTTGTTATGTTCGTATTCACGATACTCGGTGAGTTTGTAGATATCGACGATAGCATCATAAGTGGGCTGGACCACACCCATGAAGTTGTGGCCAAACTGCATGTATTTTTCAGCTATCCCTAAGATGATATCAAAATCTTCGATGGTAGCTTGACCACTGCGATCAGCATGGATCGCATGGATCTTCTTGATCTCTTCACCGTAGTGAGCAAGATCTCTGGTCAAGATACTGATGTGTTCTCTAAGGACTGTCATCTCACCTTCATCTAGCCACATAGAAAAGTCTCTTCCTTTGACACGATCTACCAACATACGGATCGGATAGAATAACTGGTTGGCTTCACGGTAAAAGCCTTCCAGTTTATCCCATTCATTATTACTTTCGATATCTTGGATGAAGGCTTCTCTTCTTTCTCGATATAAAGCATCTTTCTTCTCTTGCTTCTTCTCTTCCCGTAGTTGTTTCTGATATTGATTGCGTGCAGCTTGTGCTTTTTGCTTCTTACCCATTAATGAAAACTCCAGTTACGATATGACCCTGGGGATGATAGATAGCTATCATCCCCCATCTTTGTAAATCTCAAAAAAGAGACTTGACTATGTTTACCTCTATCTTATCCTTCTTGATCGATCGAGTACCAGATCCTTTGCTGAATCTATACATAGAAGCAGCAAGGATCATCGGCTACTATAACGACGATGACCAGTATGAACTCCTAGACGAGATGATGACCCATGAAGACATGGATGTGTTAGCGACTTTGGATATGATCCATGAGTTTCATATCACGCAGTTGACTAATATAATTTTAAATTACGGTATCACGATACAAGATATCTCTTTCAAAGATCGTATCCAGTTGATCACCTCTCTCATGATCCTCGAAGAACATGAAGATGCGACCACTATAAAAGAGATGATCGAGCAGTCTGAAGATACCAGATACACCTTAGTATCACTACTGACATTTGCTGATGCTTACGATGAGATCTACTACGATACTCTAATAGACAAAGTAGAACCATTACTATTGACTAGACTCTATCAGGTCATGTCAGATAGAAATGTCCCAGAGATCCCAGAGACTCCTGTTATCGATCCAAACAAGATCAAGATCCTTAAGTCATTAAAAGACCATCCCACATACCAGGCATCTACGGTGTATAAGTATATCCAAAGAAACCTAGGACTAGGATTAGAGCTTCCACTATACTTAAATCTCTTAAAAGAAGACATCTTCCATGAAGATGCTTCTATCGATGGTGTAGCGACAGATCTCTATCTACTCTCATTGATCACCTCTACCAAAGATACCAATGCTTGCTATAGTAGTATCTTGACAGACTACACTGATATCACGACAGCTACGCAGATCATCGCTTCCATCCGTAAGCATCCCTTAAAGAAAGAAGGAGTGGTATAAATGAACAAATATCAATACTTCCTTAAAGCACTAGAGACAGATCTCATCCAAGATATCCAGTGGATCATATCCCTGCTCTCTTATACAAAGTACGATACCGATAGTAAAGACACTCCTTATCTATCTCTCAAGTACCAAGATGATCAATGTCTCTACTATACTGAAGATGGACTCTGGCGTGAGATCGAAGGATCTTATCCTCAAAGAGGTCTTTTCATCTACAATGAACCTTTCACTTTACCAGGAGGTATCCTGGAGAATGCTCCTAACACCATAGAGACTACCATAGGTAGAATCATCCAGAATAAACTCTTACTTTGCCATCCTTTCAAAGACAAGATACCTTATATCAACCAACGTTTTGGACCAGGTGATATCGAGAAGATCATCAAACCCAGATTAGTCGATGACGATGATCCTAAACAAAAACCAACGGACATCCCAGTATCAGAATACCTGAAGTACTGTAATGCTGCTTTATTTATCTCGCAATTAACCCAAGTCTGTACACCAGGAACTACTGAGAAATCCTTATTACCACCACCGAATGCTAAAGAAGTCCTAAATCAGCTCATCGAGAAACACAAAGACCATCTTGATAATCCTGCAGTCATCGCAGAGATTGGTAAAGAGATGGAACAATTAGATCGTGAGTACCTAAAAGGTGATCGTTCTATGGGCTTTCTCATCAAAGGTAAAGACTTTGATGTCGTGCGCAAGAAGATGTTTCTCATGTATGGCTTTGATCGTGACTTTGAGGATAAGACATCTACTGTGGATTTCAATCCGAGACCTTTGTGTGATGGGATTGATTACTCTAAACTCACTTCTTACATCAATGGTTCTCGTATTGGTTCATTCTCACGGGGTGCAGAGACTCAGCTTGGGGGTGTTGCTGTAAAAGAGCTATTAAGAACCTCCTCTAACGCATCGATATCGATAGAGGACTGTGGTACTACCTTAGGGATGCCAACTACTATCACCCAAGCAAGTAGCAAAACCTATCTGGGATTCTACTACATCGAGAATAAGCAATCTATCTTGATCACCGAAGAGAACATCTCTTCCTTGATAGGCAGGACTGTTTCTATGAGAAGTCCTGCTTATTGTAAAGCATCTCACACCGACTACTGTAGTAAGTGTGTAGGCCCAGTACTCTCCCTACACCAACATGGGATCTCATCTGCAGTATCAGCAATGGGATCAGTGTTTTTGAACACCTTCATGAAAGCCATGCACGGTAAACCGCTGATCAAGAAAGAGCTGAACTTTGATGAGCTTATTTCATAAGCCCATCGCTTCTACGAAGTGATGAACTGATCTCTTAAAAAGAGATCGTCCATCGCTCTTCGAGTGATGAACTCATCAGCTAGATATCCTCTCTATCCCTTATCTGTAAACAACATCTGGAGTATGTAAACACCATGAGTAATAAACGTCAACAACTGAACCAACAGAACCAACAAGCTAAACCTGTCGAAGAAGAGAAACCTTCTCTTGATGAAGATACCATCTTAAAAGAAGCCTTAGCACGTCGTGCACAGCAAGATGCAGCATTAAACACTGAAGAAGAGATCCCTTCTTTCATGCAAGAAGCTGCTGTAGCTGATGTTCCCAATACTACTACCCCTGAGACCACACCCACACAGTCTTTTGAGTATCAGGATCTTCCTAACCATATCGAAGAAGCCAAGATTGAATCAGCTCCCTCTCAGGTTGTCAATATAGATCAACTCTCGACAGAGATCTCCGCTGGTGCGATCTCTATCCTGCAGACCATCTTCCGTTATATGGAAGACATGGCAGTCGGTAAACCCTTACAACCCAAAGAAGGTGCTCGTTATCAAGCACAACTCTGGGGTGCTTTAAAAGCCATGTGCTTTAACTTGGATGATCGTGAGTTTAACATCGTCTATGAAAACGTCTTGAAACTCTTCTATGAACATCGTGAAGGTGTGTTTTCTCAAGATGCGGTCTATCGTTTCCCTGAGGAATGGCCGATGTCTTCCGCAGAACATGCTGCATTTGCACACCTCTTGACCTTGATGTTGAACACCTGTGATCGCAAGACTCGTTACCAAGTATCTCGTAAGCTCAACTGGAGTTATGTATTCGAGATCTACTATCCTGAAGGTGTCCAAAACCGCATTAGATCGTTTTACGATCTGTGAGGTCTGTGAGCTTGCGAGCAAATAGAATTAGATCGTTCTACGATCTCTGATCAAAAATAAAAATATCCCTCTCCTAGGTGTACCGATAGTGGTACACCTAGGATCTATGTCAATATGTCTATATAAGGATTTTCTTTATGGCAAATGTTTTTCCTCTGGCACAGATGCTGATCTCTCGTCGCGTAGATCCAGTACGTGCCAATGCTTGGGCAGATAAATATATCTACCTGATGCGACGTTATCA